GCATATTGACAATTCACGATTCAGCGCTATCATCTTCAGGCGCACATATCCACAAATAACGAATGCTGGTGGCCTTTGGGATCAGTCTCAAGAATTGTATCGACATTTTGGAGGCATCCCACGTGAAGGCTATCGCGATTGGCTGTTTCCGTCTGGTGCTAAGATCAGATTCGCTCACATGCAGCGTGAAGATGATAGGTATTCGTGGGATGGTTCTGAAATACCTTTGATCTGTTTTGATCAGGCTGAATCATTTACGTGGACTCAAATTTCATATATGTTTAGTCGCAATCGAACCACGTGTGGAATAAAACCATATATCAGGTTGACGTGTAATCCTGATTATAATAGCTGGTTGCGTGAATTTCTTGAATGGTGGATCGATGATGATAGCGGCATTGCCATCCCTGAGCGGTCTGGCGTGTTGCGCTATTTTGTTAACATTCAGGATGAGATTCATTGGGCTGATAAACCAGATGTGTTGGAAAAGAAATTTGGCAAGGATAGCGCTCCACGTTCTGTTACATTTATTCCATCTTCAGTTTATGACAATAAGATATTGATGGATAAAAATCCAAGTTATCTCGCCAGCTTGAAAGCATTGTCGCTTATTGATCGTGAACGATTGTTGGGTTGTAACTGGAATGTGAGAGAAAGCGCTGGGATGTTCTTTCAGCGCTCGTGGTTTGAGATTGTTAATGCCGCTCCAGCTGGTGAACGAATTAGGTATTGGGATCGTGCTGCTACTGCTGCTGAAAAGGCAAAGAAAAAGTCATCGCATACTGCCGGTTTGCGAATGGTTCAAACGCCGAATGGAATGTGGTACATCGATGATGTTGATAGGTTCCAAGGTACACCAGGTGAAGTTATGGCGCGCATCAAGAATGTGGCAACACAAGACGGTGTTCAAACTGAAATTGTATTGGAACAAGATCCAGGTCAGGCAGGGAAAGCAGAGGCAGAAGCACAGGTGCGCAACCTTGCTGGGTTTAATGCGCGTGTTAATGCTGTGCGCGAATCTAAAGGCACAAGAGCTAAACCACTTAGCGCGCAATGTGAGGCTGGGAATGTGAAGTTGGTGGCTGGCAAGTGGGTGGAAAAGTTTTTGCGTGAAGCTGAGAACTTTGATGGGACTGATAATTGCGTATCAGATCAGGTTGATGCCGCATCTGGAGCATTTTTAATGCATACAAAAATGAAACGCGCAGGCGTGTGGGGTCGATAATGGAGACTGTTTTGACAACAGAATTGATTTTGCAACTGGCGATGACATTCGGCTCTGGTGCGCTTGGCGTTGCCGTTATGTGGGGCACATTGCGTGCGAAGGTTCACAGGAACTTATCTGATATTAAAAGTTTGCGTAGCGATGTGAACAAAATCACAGGCAACCCAACTGGGCCACCTGTATTTGTTCGGCGTGATGAATGTAGCGCGCAAACAAAACGCATGAATGCTGAATTGGCTACTGTAAGTGATAAAGTTGATGGGCTCCAACGATACGCACGTCACCAGTTAACAAAAGCTGGTGTGCCATTGGACAAAGTGAATGAGATATTAGGAGAGCATTGACTATGCCAGCAAAAAAGCCACCAAAGAATAAAGTGCGGTTCAATGATGCTGAAATCAAGTTGCTATCTGCGTTGACAAATAGAGCTGCGATTGCAGCACGTCTTGGTAAGTCATATGGTGATGATAGAGATTTGTATGAAGCATTGGGATATAAAACAACTCCCACATTCAACGATTACATGGCGCGATATAGACGTCAGGATGTTGCCAAGGCAGTTATCAATAAACCTGTAGACGCATCGTGGCGCGTGCCTCCACGTGTTACAGAATTGGATGACGATGCGAATGATTTTGAAGATAGCTGGAATGAACTTGTTAAACAGATTGGTGTGTATCGTCAAATTGTGCGCGCAGATAAGTTGGCAGGTGTTGGGGATTATTCAATATTGCTTATGGGATTTGACGATAGCAGCAAGCTGTCTGAAGAAGTGTTGAGAGCTAATGCGCTTTTGTATTTGCAACCTTATAGCCAATCTGCTGTAACAATAAAGTCATCGGTCACAGATAGCAATGATGCTCGCTTTGGCCTTCCAGAAATTTATCAAATTGATGTTAAGGATGGCACATCAACAATGCAGCAATTGGTTCATCATTCGCGTGTGATTCATATAGCAGAGGAATTGTTGGAAGATAATGTCAAAGGCTTGCCAAAGTTGGAAGGCATTCTCAATCGGTTGGAAGACTTAGAGCGCGTTGTTGGTGGATCTGCTGAGATGTTTTGGCGTGGCGCATTTCCGGGCATGGGATTGAAGGCTGATGAAGGCTATACCATGCAACAGCAAGACTTGGATGAGTTGCAAGCTGAGATGGAAGAATATTTGCATGGCTTGAAGCGCTACATTCGCTTGAAAGGAATCAGCGCAGAAGAGTTTGCGCAACAGGTAGCAGATCCATCAAATCATGCAAGCACTATTTTGGATTTGATTTCGGCAGCCACAGGCATTCCCAAGCGCATTTTGTTAGGTTCTGAGCGCGGTGAGTTGGCGTCATCGATGGATGAAAAGAATTGGTTACAGGTAGTAGATGCTCGCAGAAAGAATTATTGTGAGCCTGCTATTTTGCGCCCATTGATTGGTAAGCTGATTAGCTATTCCGTATTGAAGGAACCAAAAGATGGCTATGCGGTTGAATGGTCTGATTTGATGGCTCCCAGCGATAAGGAAGTTGCGGATGTTGGAGCAACACGCGCTAAAGCACTTAAGGATTATGTTGATAGTGATGGTGGCGACATGGTGTTGCCTCCTGAAGTATTTTTGCGGAAAGGTCTTGGGCTGACCGATGATGATGTCGAAGTGATCAACGAACAAATAGCTGATATAGGAGCTGATGATGACAGAAGCACCGATGACGAAGAGTAGCAAACTCGCCAGTCGTAAATTTCTTGTGACTGTGGCGATGTTTCTTGGATCTATTCTGGTAGTGTTTGCCAAACCAGAACTGCTGGGTGCTAATAACATTCAGGTTTTGTTTACGTTTTGGACGATGCTCGCTGGCGTGTTCTTTGGTGGTAATATCGGCGAACATTTTGTGAATGGGAGAAAGTGATGGACGTTGACGAAGCTGTAAAAACTGAATACAGAACGTTGGATGATTTGTCAACGTTGGAACTTAAAATGCGCTTGGCATTAGTCACCAGCGTATTGCGCGAAGCACAACAGAATGGCGATGAACGTTGGCGCAGGTTGATTCCTCAACAGCGCAAGCTGAATACTGCGCTTGTTAAAAGGTTAAAAGAAGAACGTGGTGAAAGAGCGCCAGTGGTAGTTGGTTTAAAGCCTGTGGTGTTATCTGCTCAAATGAAAGGTTAGGTGAATTATGGCTGAAGGCGATGGAGTTGCTTATAACAATTTCAAAGAGCAATTGCTGTTAGGTGAAATTGATCTGGGTGCTGATAGTACTGGCGATGTTATCAAAGTTATATTGGTTACAGCCCATACGCCTAATATTGATACGCACGCTTCATATTCGGATGTGAGCGGCGATGAGGAAAGCGGCACTGGTTATGTTGCTGGTGGTGAAACGCTCACCAACCAAGCAGTGACGCAAGACAACACGAATGATCGTGCTGATTTTGACGCTGATAATGTAACGTGGACTGGTTTGGATGTTGGCACGCCATCCCATGCTATTATGTACGTGGATTCACACGCAAGCGATCTGCTAATGGCGTATTGGGAAGTGACTACAGCATCTAATGGTGGTGATTACACGTTGCAATGGCACACTAATGGAATACTTTTGTTGACGTGATGTTATGAAAAACATGCCCCTGTCCTTGTCGGTCGTGCTGGTGTTGGTGCTGCTTATGGTAGCGCCAGCATCGGCGCAATTTTCGTCTGATTATTTTCAGACGTATATGTTTACGCCAAAAGTTGGTGAGGATACAACTTTTACATACGCATCACCAAATAAGCAGGACAGCATACAATATACCATCGATACAGTTGACAATTATGTCACGATGGATTTTAGTTCTTGGTTTGATACTTTGAGCTATATCAATCTGGATTTATTTTATCTGGATGCTGATGTGCAATGGGATTTGTATGTGCGTGATGGCGCTGGCAATTACTTTTACGATCACG